CGAAGGCCAGCGTCGGCGCCTACACCCTCGCCGCCCCGACCGCCGACAAAGAAGGGATGCGGCTGTTCATCGTCAGTCGGACGGCGTTCGCGCACGTCGTCACCGTCGCGGGCGGGCTCGGGGGCAACGCGGCGGATGACGTGCTGACCTTCGACGGCAAAGTCGGCAGCGGCATCGAGGTGCAGGCCGACGCCCTGCGCTGGGTGCCGACCGGCGCGCCCTACGGCGTGGTCATCAGCTGATGGCCTTCGGTCCTGACCCTGGCCCGTGCGGCGTCTGCGGCGCGGCACACACCGCGTGCACGGCGTCGCCGGCCATCCAGGTTCAACAACTGCCAGCCACAGCGGCGCGGGCGGCGTCGGGTTCTCCGCTGGGAACATCGGCTGCCCCGGCCGGTGAGGGGGGTGCCGCTGCCCCCGCGCCGCTCGTGGCTGACCAGGTGCAAGCGACGCTACCGCCCGGTCAGTTCACGACGGGCACGTATCGGCGCGGAAAGAAAACGAGCTGACGATGGGCCTGAGTCTTCTCGAACTGGTGATCGTGATCCTGCTGGTCGCGTGGCTGATGGGTGGCGTCGTGCTGCCGATCGGCACGCCGCTGATTCACGCGCTGCTCGTCGTCGCGCTCGTGCTCGTCGTCGTTCGTCTGCTGCAAGGTCGTCGTATCTGAACTCGTTTTTCAAGGAGAGTCCCGAATGCTGTCAGTAGCTTGCACCAATGCCGAAAAGGTCACCGTCACCGCCACGCCCGTCACCGCGACCGGACGCCCGGCGCGCTTCGATGGCGCGTTGAAAGTTTCCGTGCAGAGCGGGAGCGGGAGCGTCGAGCAAGACCCGGCGACACCGAACAGCTTCAAGGCTGTGAGCGGCGACGATCCCGGCACGACCGTCTATCTCGTCGAGGCGGACGTCGACCTCGGCACCGGCATCACCAACATCTCCGACACCGTCGAACTCACCGTCACCGGCGAGAACGCGGCGGCGTTCGGGCTCGCGGCGGGCGTCGTCGAGCCGAAGTAGATCCACCGTCAATCGAGACACGCGCCGGGTGGGACATCCTGCCCGGCGCGCTCAGGGGGGAACCCATGTCCGCAGTCGACACCGCCCTCGCCGAGATCGTCACGACGCTGGCCGCCATCGCGCCCGCGCACGAAGGGCTCCGCGACTTCGCGTCGTTGAACATCCAACGTGACACGCAGGTCGAGGTCAAGGCCAGCCTCACGCAGTTTGATCGGCGCGTGCAGCTGCTGACCGCCGCCAGGGTCGCGCTCGAATCGTTGATCGCCGACGGTGTGCTCGGGCCACCGCGCGAGATTGGCGCTGAGGCGCTGAAGGACTTGCAACAGAACGCCGCATCGATCGCCGCCGCGCTGGCACTCTTTGCCACCCCCGCGCAGGCGACGGGCCTCGGGCTGGGCGCTGGAGAGACGGAGACCAAGTAACGTGCACGCGCTGCCGGTCCTCGTGTCGCCCGCCGCCGCCATCGTGGCGTCGTCGCTGGCGAATCCGACGGTCGTCGAGACCGAGACGCCGCATGGCTTCGTGACCGGCGACACGGTCGCGATCGTCGGGCACGTCGGCTCGACGCCTGCGCTCGATGGCTCGCGCGTCGTGACCCGGATCGACGCGAGCCACTTCAGCGTGCCGGTCAACGTCTCGGTGGCTGGCGCCGGCGGCACGGTGACGCGGACCCTCGCGCGGCTGCCGCTCACGATCGCCGAAGGGAAGCTGGCGGCGGGCCTCGACTGGCTCGACGGCGATCCCCGCGATGCGCAGATGCTGACGTTCATCGGCTCGGCGACCGCGAAGGTGCAGAACGACACCGGCCTGATCCTGCTGCTGCAAACGTTCGACGTATGGTTCGACGCGCTGTGCACGCGCGCGCCGGTGTTCCTGCCGTGGCGTCCGATCGCGTCGCTCGTATCGGTCGACGCCATCGACAGCGCAGGCGGGCGACAGAGCCTCGACGTCGCCAACTACAACCTCGATCCCGGCAGTGAGGCGCCCCTGCCTGCGCGCGCGGCGTTCTCGACGATTGCCTGGCCCACGGACCTGCGGGCGTTTCAGCCGTGGGTGCTCCGCCTGATGGCGGGCTGGCCCTCGGTCGCGGAGATTCCGCCGTCGCTGCTGCACGCGGTCGCGATGCTGACGGCGCATTACGCGACCGTCGGGCGCGACCTGGTGCAGGTCGGCACCATCGTCGCCACGACACCGCTCGGCTACGAGGAAGTCATCGCACCGTATCAGTTGGTGGTGGTCGGATGAGCGGCATCGGGATGCGCACGTCCGTCCACGAACGCCGCTGCCGCGTGACGTGGCAGAACCCTGGCCCGCCGGTGCCGAACAACGAGGGCGGCTTCTCGCAGTCGTGGACGGACTGCGCGCCGCCGTCGACGTTCTGCGAGATCAAGGCGCCGTCGTTGCAGACGCTCGAACGCGTGCGCGCCGGGTCGCCGACGTCGCTGGCGACGCACGAGATCACCGGCCCCTATCACCCGCAGATCACCACGAAGTCGCGGGGGATTTACAACGGGCGGTTTTTCAGTGTGACCGGCGTCGACAACGTCGACGAAGCGAACGTGACGACGGTCGCCGTGTGCGTGGAGATCGTGCAGTGACCCGACGAGACCTGGCGAAGTCGTTCACCGGATTGCTGGCGGCGATCGGGTTCGCCCGCTTCGCGCCGCCGGCCGCCGCCGCCGAGACCGTCCGCTACGGCGCCGTCGATGTCAGGCGGCACCTGCTGTTCTCGCACAAAGGCATCCACCTGCACGTGTGGCACCAGGGCGTCGACGTCACGCGCCGCTGCTACTTCGCCGACGACACCAACGACGGCGTCGCCTATCTGTTCAAGCACGACGCCAGCGGTCGACCCTACGTGGACCCGGAGACGCGGCACGCAGCCATCGAAACGGTCTACGGCATCACGCTGACGGCGGGAGCGCCGCTCCATGGGCGCTGACAACCGCCTGGTGCTCGAAGGGCTCAACGAGCTGCGCGAGGCGCTGCGCGACCTGCCCGACGAACTCGCCGCCGAAGCCCGCGCGATTGTGCAGGCCGCTGGGGAACGTGCCGCTGCCGACGCGCGCGCGGGCTATCAGAAGTCGCGGCGCCTGGGCGCTCTGCAAGATGGCGTCTTCGTCGAACCGCTACTGCTCGGACGTTTCGGCGTCGGCGCCAACGTGGTCAACCGCAACCCGATCGCCTGGGTGTTCGAGAACGGGTCGGAGCTGCGGCACTACATCACGAAAAAGCGCGGTGTGAAAAAGCTCGTGGGTCGGATGCCCGCCGCCCACGTGTTCATCCCCGCGATGATGCGCGCCCGCGACCCGATGTGGGCGGACCTGCGTGTCCTCGTCGAGAGCAAAGGCGTCACGGTGGTCGATGCCGGATAGCTGGGCGATTCTCAACGCGATCGTCGCGAAGCTGGGCGCCGACGCGGCACTCCTGGCGCTGATGCCGAACGGTGTCTACAAGGGACTGCCACCGACGGGCTCGACGCGGCACGTGGTCGTCTCGCAGATCATCGCGACCATCGTGCCGAAGCACGGTGCAGCGGGCCAGCGGCGCGCCTACGAAGACTGGCTCGTGCTCGTCGAGGCGCGCGAGCGTGGCGACGGGGCAGCGGCGCACGCTGCCGCCCTGCGCATCGACGCGCTGCTCGACGATGGCACGCTCACCGTCACCGGCTACGGGCTGATGACGATGCATCTTGAAGAACCCGTCGAGGGCGAGGAAGAAGACGCGCTCGATCCCTCGATCGTGGTCAGGCGGCGCGGCGGACGTTACCGGGTGCAGTTGGCAACGAACTGAAAGGGTGAACGACGATGGCAATCAAAAGCGGACGACTCGGCCAAATCCTCTACGACCCGGCGGGCACCACGCCTGTCGCGCTCGTCTCGACGAACTCGTGGAAGCTGGACCTCAAGACCGGCAAGATCAAGGTCACCTGCTTTTCTGACCTGAACGAAGTCTACGTGCCGGGGATGAAGGACATCAGCGGTTCGATCGGCGCGTTCTGGAACTCGAGCAACGTCGTGCTCGTCGGCGCCGCCGATGAAGACGTGCCGGGCCTGCTCAAGCTCGTGCCGAACACCGACGAGTCCACCTTCTTCTGGTCCGGTCTCGCCTATATGGACGCGTCGATCGATTGCAAAGTCGACGGCGCCCCGACGGTGCAAGGCTCGTTCATGGCGGCGGGGCCGTGGACGCGCGAGCCGGTGATTCCGTAATCGCCGGTCGCCGCTCGTGTTCCAAGACTTCAGTGGTGGAGGTGGCGGCGGTCTGCGCATTCGCGGGACCGTCGCCGAAATCCTGTGGGGTTATCACGTCGCCGCTGTGCTGCGCACCTGGTCGATTGAAAAAGTCGGGCGGCAGTGGATGCTGAGCGCCACGCTCGCCCGCGTCGACGCGCACTACATCACCAAAACGGCGAACCCCCGGCTGATGTTCTCCGCGCCGCGCCCTGGCGGCTTCTGGGCGTGGGACGTCTACGCGCTTCAACGTGGCGAGACCCGCCTGATCGCCAAACTCGGACCGCCGTTGCAGTGAGGCTTCGATGCTGCCGTATTGTTTCGTCGACCCGGAAACCAAAACGCTCACGCTCGCCAACGGGCACACGCTCGTCGTGAAGAAGCGCCTCAACGCAGGCGAGGAACGGCGGGCGATGGCGCGGATGTATCTCGCGACCGCCGAGGGCCGGGTGCGCGTCGACCCGTTCCAGACCGGCCTCGCCACGATCACCGCCTTCCTGCTCGACTGGTCGTTGACCGATAGCACCGGCGCGCGTGAGGTCATCAAGGGCGTGCCGATCGACGAGCTGGAGGCCAAGCTCGATGCGCTCGACCCCGACGTCTTCACCGCCATCAAGAACGCCGTCGAGGACCACGAAGCGGCGATGGCCGAGGAGCGCGCCGCTGAAAAAAAAAGGCTGGCTGGCGCGAGCGCATCATCAGCGACCTTGCCATCGCCCGACACTACGGCTGGCGCTACGAGTGGGTCGGCGCCCTCGACGCCGACGTCTACCACGTGATCGTGGAGGAACTGATGAAGAAAATCCCGACGCCGCCGCCCGAGGAGTTCTGACGTGGGCGCCAGCCTGCGCGGGCTGTTCCTCGCCGACTTTTCGGACTTCGTGCGCGAGTGCGAGAAGGCGACGACGCGCCTGGTCGACTTCGCCAGCGGCGCCGACAAGGTCGGCCCCCGCCTGAACGCGATGGTCGACAATTTTTCTGGCAAGAAGGTGATTCAGGACGCGACGCTGATGGCCGAAGCCGTCGAGCGCGTCGGCGGCGTCTCGAAGCTGACGGAGGCGGAGCTCGCTCGCGTGTCGAAGACCGCGAAGGAAGCGGCGGACAAGATGGTCGCGATGGGCGTCGACGTGCCGCCCGGCATTCAGAAGATCGCCAACGAAGCCAAGGACGCCGACAAAGCCCACGGCGGAATGCTCGACACCGTGAAGAACCTGGCGCTCGGCTTCGCCGCCATGTTCACCGTGCGCGCGGCGTTCAACTTCGTGAAGGACGTCCTGACCGATGCGTCGGCGCTCGCCGACCTGAGCACGCAGACCCACATCAACGTCGAGGATTTGCAGACGCTGGCGGGCGCGATGTCGGAGTTCGGCGTCGACGCCGACACGCTCGGCAAAGGGCTCTACAAACTGAGCAAGGGCATCGCGGGCGAGGACGCCTCGGTCTCGCACGGGCTGCACCTGATGGGCATGTCCCTGAAGGACGTCGAGGGGCTGAACGGCAGAGAACTGTTCCTGAAAATCGAAGACGGCCTGGCGACGTTGCAGGGCGGGTTGCGTGACACGGCGGCGGCGGAACTATTCGGCGGCCGGCTCGGCGCGGCGATGGCGGGGGCGTCCGAGGACATCAAGGGCACGATTGAAAAGTGGGAGCGGCTGAACCACGTCGCGAGCGCCGAGTCGGTGGCGGCGATGGACGAGTTCGGCGAATCGATCGCCCGCGCCGAAAAGAACATGTCGTCGATCGCTGCGAACATGATCGGTCCGCTCGCCGAGGGCTTCAACGTCCTCTACGACGCGGCGACGAAGGGCGCCAGCAAATGGGAACTGTTCCTCGGGTTGCTACCGAAGGGCCTCGGGCTCGTCGGCACCGGCACCGAAGGGCTCGCGAC